GGGCCCGCCCGCAGGGCCGGTCACCGCCACGCCGCCGGAGCCGATGTTGCTCAGGGCCTCCAGGGCCGCCTTGACTGTCGCCGCCGTCGCGTCGAAGGCGATGGGGCCGGTGGTCTGGCCGTTGAAGGTGAGGGTGAAGGTGCCGCCCGTCGCTCCCGCCAGCGTCACCGTGAGCGCCCCGGAGAGGTCGCGGACCACGTGCGGTGCCGTGTAGAACAGCCGCGCGGTCTCGCCGGCCGCGGGCGTCCAGGAGACGAAGCGCCACACCCCGCGCGCTTCCTCCACGCGCCACAGGTGCGGTTGCAGGCGCGTGTCGAGGTAGCTGTCGTCGTCTACCGGATAATCCAGGCGCTCCACCCGCGAGAACCCCGTGGCCCAGTTGGCCGGCAGGTCATAGGCGAATGTGCCGGCCCTCATCGTCACGTCCTCGGTGAGGTGCCGGGGGTTCCCCAGCGAGTAGGCTGCCAGCGCCGAGTTCAGCGCGTCCTTCCACTGCCGGGGAGAGAGCTGGCGCCGGTCCTCGCCGACGCCAGTCTCCAGCAGGGCGCTGCTGATGCGCCGGATCCACCGATCATACTTCGAGACGGCGGGCAGCACGGCGATCTCGCCGCGCACGGCCAGGGTCTCGCTGTCGACGGTGTAGCGCAACTCGTAGGTGTAGTCACCCGCCGGCACGCCCGCCGTATCCCAGACGTACCAGATCGCGTGCTCTTCGGCCGCCACAACGCTGTCGACGGTGCCGGCAGCCCCATTCACGAGGGCGGCGCCATCCGCGTCGTAGATGGAGCACGTCACCGCTGTGACGGCGAAATCCTCGTCGGCGGTAACCGTGTGCTGCAGGCGCTTCACCTCGCCCGCGCGGAAGATCAGGTCGTCCATCACCGCTTACCCCGCGGGCGCCGCTTCGCCGGCTCAGGCTCGGGTTCAGCCGGCGCCTCCGGCTCAGGCTCGGGTTCAGCCGGCGCCTCCGGCTCGGCCTCCGGCGCAGGGGCCGGCAGCAGCCCGTAGCGCCGGGCCTCGCACTCCGGCAGCAGCCCGCCGACGCCCACGAGGAGGGTGCGGCCCTTCGGGTCGCCCTCCTCGACGGCACGCTTGCGGTCGGCAGTCAGGTAGATGCGTCGGTTGGAGATGTATGGCATCGCCGCTCCTCTCAGGCGTTCGGCCTGATCAGCACGGTGGCGTCACGTGAACAGGGCCACGACCTCGAACGTGAACGACTGAGTGCCGCCCCCGCCGTCGGCAACGGTGTGGCGCACGGCCAAACGGTCGCCGAACACGGCGGCCCGCACCTTGCCAGCGGCGCAGTCGCTCGCCAGCGCCACCACGTCCTCGCCCGGGTTGGCGGTGCGGCACAGCGTGGCCAGGAACTGCAGCGCGTCGGCGCCGTTGCCCAGGATCTGCGGGAAGTGCACGCAGTTGACCCAGGTGGTGCCGCCGTCGAAGCTGGTGTCGATGAAGACGTCGAGCGTGTCGCCGGCCGCCGCCTTGGCGTCCGTCAGCTTCAGCTCGATCTGCGCCTGGTCGTAGCAGCCGAGGCCCGTGACGGCCGTCTCGCTCACCGACCCCGCTGCTGTCACGGTCTTGGACGCCAGCAGCGTCTCCCGCAGGCCGGCGCCCTCCAGCTTGCCCGGTATCACGGTTCCCATGCGCGTCTCCAGGCCCGGGACGTCATCGGACGCCCCGGGCCGCCAGCCGGTCAGCGGCTCACTGCAGGCCGCAGTCCCACTCGATCAACTCCACGGTATCGCACACGTTCGTGTCGTGGAGGAAGTAGAAGAACGGGATCACCTCTTCGCCGTCATCGAAGCTGAAGGTGGTCTCCACCGCCGCGTCGTCATCGATCTGGTAGGAGACCAGGCCGTCGGCGTTCACGAACACCTTCAGGGTGTGCGTCTCGCCGTCCGCCCAGGTGTCCAGCGTCTCTGAGGTCGTGGTGGCTCCGCCGTTGAGGATCGTCTCCAGCTTGATGTTGCCCGAGATGACGTTCAGCGCGGCCATCTCGTCGTAGTCATCGATGTTGGCCTGGTAGGCTTCGGCCTTGCGGAAGCCTACCGCGCAGTCGTCGGTGCCGTCCACGTCCGCCAACTTGAAGCGCAGCTTGAAGTAGAACGCCGGGTCCGTGCCGACCTTGAAGCTGCCCGGGTGGTTCGCCCGGTAGAAGATGCCCGGAGTTATCTCCAGGCCGTCGTTGGCGGTCTTGTCCATGCTCACGTCGAGGCCAACCGCCGTCTTCTTGGGCGTGAGGATCGTCTGCGTGCCGAGAACGTGCCACTCCAGGCCGACGGCCGGCACGGCATCGTAGCCGCCGATGATCATCTCGTTCTCGCCGCCGGTCGCGCCAGTGGGGGCACCGCCGCCCTTCTTGCTGGCGACCATCGTGCCCATAAAGTTCGTCCACAGGCGCCGGGGGCCGGGCATGACCTGCCCGCCGCTTGCCGTCAGAACTGCCATTGCTCTATCCTCCGGCCGGCCGGCCGGCCGCCGGCCAGGAATCGAAAGGGGAGCCTCAGCGGGAGGCTCCCCTGCCTACCTACGTTCGGTTGTGTGCCTTGGGCCTATGGCGGGTTTTCGCCCTTCTCCTTGGCCCAGCGCCTCAGTGAGACGGCCCTTTGCAGAGCGTAGAACGTGCAAGCGCACGCCTAAATGCCCGTACAGATACAGAATGCAGACGCCCGGAATATCTCGAGCGAAAGTCGCGTGTAGATGCGGATGGCATACTTCACGGCGATGAAGTCCGACGCATGGCTGTCGGTGGTCTCCACCGTCACGCCCGCCTTGCGGCTGATGTGCGAGTACATGCGGAAGTCGCCCACCAGGCCGGTGTTCTCCGGGATCACGTCCGTCTCAATGACAGGCAGGCCCCAGATGCGCTCCGGGCCGGCCTCACTGGGCGAACCCCAGATGTAGATGCCGTCCGCGGTGCGCAGGAGCCGGATGTCCTGCCAGTCGTTCGGGTGGAGCACCACGCCGCTGGGGTTGGCGCGACCGACGACGCGCACCAGCGTCATCGCCTTGCGGATCGCGTCCGGGACCGGGTCGCCGCCCTTGGCCTGCGTCAGGATCCCGGTCTTGTTGAGGAAGCCCATGAGCTGCGGGCTCTCGCCCGTGCCGTTCATAAGCTGGTTCTCAACGGCCTGCTCCAGCATGAACATCAGGCGGTTGTCGATGAGGCCCCGGATGCCCGGCACGTCATCGAGCTGCTGCCCGGTGATCGGGAGCCAGGTGCCCACCAACTCGAGCGGCACGCTGCGCTCGGTGAACGCCAGCGCGGCCTCGCCCAGGTTCTCGCCCTCGGCCGTGGGGGCGGCGTTGTTGGTGAAGGTCGTCTCCTCCATGTAGCGCACGGTGTCGAACTCGGTCTGATCCTGTGGGATCAGGTCCGCGAGGATCGGCTGGCGCTGCGCGGAGAGAACCACGCGGTCGGTGCGGCGCGACTCCGGTTTGTAGCCGGCGGTACGCTTCATCAGCGTCTTCACGTCGACGCCGGGCAGGTCGACGACGATCTTGGGTTCGCGCCCGCCGCCGCGCTCCTGGTACGCCCGGTGCTCGATGAAGAGCTGGCCGACGCTCTTCTCCTCGACGGGCTGGGCCGCGGCGGGCTTGCCGTCCGGCAGGGGCACCGGCCGCCGCACGCTCTGCAGGCGGGCAAGCTCCTCCGCGTTCTTCTTCGCTACGTCCTCCAGTTCTCGGGCCTGCTCCCACTTCTTGCCCAGCTCGGTCAGCTCATCGTTGCGCTTCTTGCACTCCTCGGCCACCTCGACAGGCATGTCGTACTCGCCGGTCTCGGTCTTGTACTTGGCGAAGAGCTCGGCGAGCTCCCCGCGCTTCTGCGCCAGCTCCTGGCCCAACTCGGCCGCCGTGGCGGCAATGGCCGGGAGCGCGCACACTCCCTGTGCTAACTGCAGTAGTGCCATCTCGTTACTCCAGCGGCACGCCACGCAGGCGCGCCTCGGTAGCCTGAAAAGCGGCAAAGAGCCGGGCTACCTCGCCCGGGTCCGCCTTAGCCTGTACGGGGGGCTGGGTCGGCTCCCCCTCATCGCCCACAGCATCCCGCTGGAGCCCCTTGTAGCCGTGGCACACGAACGCCACGGCCTGCTTGCGGCTGAGACCTGCATCCCGCAGGAGCCGCTCGAACTCACGCTCGGTCGTAGGCGCCACCACCCCACTCTTGGCGTTGGTGATGGTCGCCCGCTCGTTCGCCGGCACGGCGACTGGGGAGACCTCGAAGAGCGTCAGCGCCTTGATCAGGCGCACGCCCGGCCGATACCAGTCCGCCTCCTCGCCATCGGCGCTCTTGCAGGCCTGCCGCATCCGCGCCAGGTCGAGCTCATTGGGCGAGTAGCCCGCCTCGGCCCAGTACTCGCGCACCTCATCCTCGGTCATCAGCTTCGTCCAGTTGGTGGCGCGGAAGCCGATGGACAGGGAGCGGATCACGCCGTCCTTGAGCAGTGTGCGGGTGTCGCGCCCCTTGGCCGTGTCGCTGATGACGCCCTCGACGTACAGGCCTACCTCGTCCTCGCGAGCTGCCGTCGGCCTGCCGATTGGCTCCGACCAGTCGTGGTTGATGCCGCCGATGAAGCCTTCTGCCAGGAAGGTCTCGAGGGTGTCCGCGAAGCAACCTCTAGCGAGGATGTCACCCCAGAAGCAGATGTTGTGGAAGGCAGCGCCGTGCCCGGCGAAGCTCCCCTTGTTCTCATCAAACGCCTCCACCTCGAAGGGGAGAGACTTCAGCTCGATCCCGTCCTCCGGACGGCCGGCCCTATACTCTATAGCGCGGATACCCATCGCTCTCCTCACGATCCGTCGTCTGCCGGCAGCGGCTCCGGCCGCCCTTGCGGCTGCACGAAGTAGACATCGTCCTCGGGCGTCGCTTTGCGGCCGATCATCGCCCGCGCCTCGCCCCGGGTGATGATGCCGTTCTGGTAGTCCAGCCCCGCCCGCCTGTGCAGGGCGTCCTGGTCTTCCTGCAGGCAGCGCACCCGGGAATAGTCGAAGTCGCACCACTCCTCGTCAGGCCGCCCCAGCAGCGGCAGGAGCTGCAGGTCCAGCTCGTTGCAGTAGACGACGTGGGAGGGGATGATGCACGTCTCGTAACTCGCCTCGCGGGCCTCGGCCTGGTTCGAGTAGGTGCGCTGGTTCTCGCCCACCGAAAGGCCGACGGTCATCGCCGCCACGCCGATCAGGGCAGCGATACGGGCCTCCGGCACCTGGCGGATCCGGTCGAGGACCATCTCCTCGGGGGAGAGGGCCAGCTTCTCAAACCGCATGCCGTATGCCGCCACGAGCGGCAGCCCAGTGTGCTTGCCAGCAACACGGCTCCTGTAGAGCTGCAGGAGCTTCTCGCGCTCGTCGTCGGTGATCTCCGTGTTGGGATCGGCCGGCGAGATGATGCCCGGGATCGCTCCCGTGTTGCGGAGCAGCGCCTTGCTGTACACCGTTGCCAAGTTGTCGGCGCCGATCTCCTTCAGGCCGGCCTTCAGCGGCGCCATCCCCTTGCGCGTGTTCTCCGGGTCTAGCCCGTAGCGGAAATGGACCACGTCCTCGGGCGGGAGCGTGTGCTTGGTGTTGCCGACGGTGTACTCGTAGTGGCTGACGAACTGACTGCCGTCCTTCGGCCACCGCGGCTCCATCATCCAGTGCGGCGCGTACCACAGCTCGCGCGGCACGCCGGCCCCGTCGCGGAAGATCAACCAGTAGGCGTTGCCGTCGGTGTGGTAGCTGATGTTCGTGGCCGCCCACAGGGCGTTGCCGGAGTAGTAGGGGTTCGGGCGCCGCAGGAGCTGAGGCAGCGGGTGGTTTCGCACCTCCTGGGCGTCCTCGCCCTCGCCGATCATCACCCGGAAGCGCGCCTCGGAGAAGGTCCGCAGGATCCAGCCCAGGCAGATCATCACAGCGGAGTTGGCCCACGGCTGGCCAACGTCGCCCTGGTCGCCGGCGTCCTGGGTCAGCACAACGCCCGATTCCAGTCCCGAGAGCGCCCGCAGCTCAGGCACGCCGGTGCCGCCCTGCATGGGGACCTGGTTCCAGAACGCCTTGACCGCCGCGCCCATCCGGGCTATCAGAGAGGGTCTGGCCATAGCCGTACTCATGTGACCTTCATCTGCCGTTTGCCGCGCTGCTTGCGCATCTGCCAGGCAATCGCCCGGCTAATCACCCGGTCGTCGTGCATGCCAGCCGGCGCCCCTGTGCTACCGTCCTCGAAGGTCTGGTAGTAGGTCAGCTCGGGGAGCGCCAGCGCGTCGGAGAGGTGGATGCTGCCCAGGCGCAAGGCGATCTCCAATTCGTCCACCATGATCGGCTTGGTGACGCTGTTGGTCACCCAGCCCAGCTTGCCGGGCGACAGCTCCGCGCCGGTCCTTGGGTCGAACTGCGCCTGCTCCCGGTAGATGCCCGGCGTGTGCAGGTGCTTGTCGCACTCGGTGAGCACGGTGAGGCCGTGGTTGTTGCGCTCGATACCGTAGAGGCCGGGATACACCCGCGCCACCTGGTCGATGAGGGCCGCGAACACGTCCGGCGGCCAGTGCCCGTGCAAGCTCAGGACCTCGCGGTCGGTCGCCTTGTCGAACACGCTCAGGTCGCTATAGTCGCCGTGTTCCAGGCCCTCGGCCACGTCCGCGCCCGCGTAGTAGACCGCGCCCTGCTTTGGCGCCTCGAAGACGCGCAGCTCTCTCGGGTCGAAGCGGATCCTGCCGGTGCGGAACGCTTCCGGCCACTGGTCGACCGGCAGGGGATCGCGCAGCCACGGCTCTTGCTTCCTCAAATCGGCCAGGTCGAAGACGGGCCGGCCCGTCTGGATGAACGCCTCGTCAACGTGGCGCGGGAACTCCTGATAGAACTTCTTGGGGCTGGCGTGGTAGGTGGCGCTCTCACGCTCTCGCTCGTACCACGCCTCGTCGCGGCCCGGGCGGACGTTGTAGGGCAGGAAGAGCGCCAGCCACTCGCCCGGCCCGGTCTCGTCTACGGCCCGCTTCAGGCGGTCTCCGAAGGTGAACTCGCCCAGCGCCTCGTCGTAGTAGGGTTCGACCCAGCCGCGCCGTTGCGTGGCCGCGGTCCACTGCGCATGGTAGCCGTTGCCCACGCCATTGGCAGTGCTGAAGACGAAGAGCTGCCCGTCCGGGTTGCTCTCCACCGATGGGGCAATCGCCGACATCACATCGGCGGCCCGCATGTGGTTGCTGAACTCGTCCAGCATCACCAGGCGCGCTGCCGACACACTGCGGCCGGCCTTCGCGGTAGATGGCATCGCCCGGATGAAGGAGCGTTCCCGCGGGAAGATCAGGGCCTCGGTGAGCGCCTTGTGGGGCGGCTGCGCCTCGGCTGGCAGGTTCTCGAAGATGAACTGGCTCTTCGCCAGGAAGTCCTTGGCCTCGTCCTCGCCCTGCGACACGCACAGGCACTTGCTGCCGGGCCGAAGCGCCACCCACAGGCCGTAGGCGGAGAAGATCCAGGTCATCCCGATCTGCCGGGCCTTCAGAATAATGAGATACCGGATCCGTGGTAGTTCGGCCGCCAGCTCCACCTGCCAGCGCCACGGCTTGAACTTCACACCGCCGCGGTCGTCCAGGTGGACGAAGCGGGAGAGGAAGTAGTCAAACCGTTCCTGTGCCCTCTCCAGAACCGCCGCCGTCAGGCCCGGATCCGCCTCGGCGGCGGCGGATCTGGCCTCGTAGTAGGCGAGCAACTCATCGTCTGTCAGTTCCCGACTGACGCGAGTGGCCGTTAGTTTCGCCGCCAAGGCCCGCA